ACTCTACTAGAGTCTCAACTTTATAATCCTATTAGAGATAAGGGACATTCATTAGGTGCATGGGGTGAACGCTTAGGTTTTCCTAAAGGTAGTCACACTGAGTTTGAGTACTACTCTGCTGAAATGCTAGAGTATTGTAAGCAAGATGTAAGAGTTACCAGAAAGGTAGCTCAACAACTAGAGAAGGAAGGAGAAAAGTTTTCTAATAAATCATATGAACTAGAAAGAAAGGTAAGAGCTATTGTAGATCAGCAAGAAAAGAATGGGTTCTCTTTTAACTTACGTGAAGCCATCTCTTTTCTTGCTACTCTTGAAGAAGAACAACATGATCTTGAAGATAAAGCTCAGGAAATATTTAAACCTGTTACTACTTACTCAGCAGTTAGAAAAGTTCCTAAGATAACTAAGTTTAATATAGCAAGTCGTAAACAAATAGCTGATAGATTAATGCAACGTGGGTGGGAACCTTCTCACCATACAGATAAAGGTAATGTAATAGTTAGTGAAGAGATTCTTTCTGAGATTGATATGGAAGAAGCTCAAATGTTTAGTCGATACTTTCTACTACAGAAACGTACTGGCTTACTTAAGGCTTGGATTAAAGCATGTGAGGAAGATGATAGAGTTAGAGGTAGAGTGATGACCCTTCGTACCGTGACAGGCAGGATGGCACATAACTCACCTAACATGGCTCAAGTACCAGCAGTCTATTCACCTTACGGTAAAGAATGTAGATCGCTATGGACTATCTCTAATCCAGATACGCACACCTTGATTGGCACTGATGCATCTGGTCTAGAGTTACGTTGTCTTGCTCATTACATGAATGATCCTGTCTTCACTGAAGAAGTTGTTAATGGTGATGTACATACAGCTAACATGAAAGCTGCTGGATTAACTGACCGTGATCAAGCAAAGACTTTCATCTATGCCTTTCTTTATGGTGCTGGCCCTGCTAAGATAGGGAAGGTAGTTGGGGGTTCTTCTAAGGAAGGACAGAAACTTATTAGTAAGTTCTTATCTAACATGCCGAAGCTAAAGAAACTAAGAGATGATGTTGCTAAGTGGTGTAAGGATGGTACTATACCTGCTCTTGATGGTAGACTACTACACATTAGATCAGAACATGCAGCAGTTAATACACTACTACAAGGTGCAGGAGCTATCATATGTAAGCAATGGCTTGTGCATATCACTGAACGTACACGTAAGTCAGGTGTTGATGCTAAGTTAGTTGCATCTATACACGATGAGTATCAGTTTGAGGTAGCTAAGAAAGATGCTCAAAGGTTTGGTAAGATTACTAAGGATGCAATGCAAGATACACAAAAGACCTTGAAGGTTAAGTGTCCTCTTGATTGTGAATTTAAAATAGGAACAACATGGAGTGATACACATTGAAAATAAATTAAATTAGTTATTGACCTACATAATTATCTATGTTATAATATGTAACCAAGTAAGTTTAAACTCACGCCACAATGGAGTGGCTACATAAAGGAAAATAAAATGCCATTTAATGATGCAATATACATCCAAGGTAAATGTTACTACGCTTCAATCACTGCTCCTAATACAAAGTTTGATCCATGTTGGACAATTCAAATTGAAGTAGATGATAACAACCGTTCTGTTATCGAAGCATCAGGACTTACTATTAGTCAAAAAGAAGATCGTAATGATTTTGTAACCATTAAGCGTAAGGTTGAACGTAAGGATGGAACAATTCGTCAAGGTCCAGCAGTTAAAGACTCTCAGAATAATGATTGGGATGGTAAGTTAATTGCTAATGGTAGTGTAGTAAATGTTAAAGCTATACCATTTGAGTGGAGCTATGCTGGTAAGTCAGGAGTGTCTGCTGACCTAGCTGCTGTACAAGTAGTAGACTTTATTGAGTATGCTGGTGGTGATGGTGATGACTTCACTGTAGTTCCTGGTGGTTATGTTACTCAAGGCGGTAATATTGATGAAGATATTCCTTTCGCATCTTAATGTAAATTAGGGAGACTTGGGGGTAGAGATTATTGGTTTGGTTTCTACCCCACTTTTTTTATAATGAAAAAAATTGAAACATTAGTTGAAGATATATATAATCTATTCTCTACTGGCCCACTTGATATGGATGAGAAGAAAGTAGATGAGTACATAGATACCTTTGGTGAGATGCTTAAGGTCCATGTTAAAGAGTTCATGAATGAGAAGCCTCGTACTAGAGGTAACTTAAGGTTGTCTGCTATAGGTAAGCCTGATCGCCAACTATGGTATGACATTAACTCTAAGGAAGAGATCGAAGACATCTCTCCTAGCACTAGGATTAAGTTTTTATATGGGTATATCTTAGAAGAACTTCTTCTTATGTGTGCTTGTATTGCTGGACATAAGGTTGTTGATCAGCAGAAAGAAGTATCTGTTGAGGGTATAGTAGGCCATCAAGATTCCATGATAGATGATGTCTTAGTTGATTGTAAGAGTGCATCAAGCTATGCCTTTAAAAAGTTTAAGGAAAATAAGTTACTTGAAGATGATCCCTTTGGATACATAGGGCAGATCTCTGCTTATGCTCAGGCTAATGGAGTTAACGAAGCTGCCTTCCTTGTTATTGATAAGTCAAGTGGTGAGTTATGTCTTACTCCTGTTCATCAGATGGAGATGATCAATGCTAAAGAAAGAGTTAAACATCTCAAAGGAATGGTTAGTAATGACCGTGTGCCTGATAGGTGCTATGATGCAATTGCTGATGGGGAGTCTGGTAATCTTAAGCTACCTATTGGTTGTGTTTTTTGTGGGCATAAAGGAGAGTGTTGGGGATCTTCTAATCAAGGGCGTGGCTTACGTGCCTTTAAGTATTCAAGAGGTATCACTTACCTTGTTAAGGTGGTTAAGGAACCTAAAGTTGAAGAGGTAGTTAGCTGGTAATGCATTGGGAATACAGTAAGAAGACTGACTTAACTAAGTTTGGATTTGTATACTGCATTACTAATATTAAAACAGGTAAGGCGTACATAGGTTGCAAGCAATACTTTAATTATTCTAAAGGAAAGAAGAAAAAAGAATCTAATTGGAAGTCTTACATGGGTTCCTCTAAACATCTATCAGAAGACATAAAGAAAATAGGTAAAGATAATTTTAAGTTTGTAATCATAGCTGAGTTTAAAAACAAACGAAGCTTACGTTACTATGAATGTTACTATCAAATGAAATACAATGTATTGGTTAGCACTATAGAAGGTAGTGATGAGCCAGCATTTTATAATAGCTTTGTTGGTGGTAAGTTCTATAGACCAGTGGAAGAGTATTATGATAACGAATGATAGTCCTTATGAATTAAGTACAGATGTGTCTGTCAATTCTTTATATGATCTCACATTAAAAGATTCTAGAAAGTCTTTGTATGTAGCTGTAATACTACAGGCATTGCTAGATCTAACTAAACCTAAACTTAAGAAAGAAGATAGTGCTATTCAATTGTATAGGGATCAAGCACACGTATGGTTCTTTAAAGAAGTAGGTGTTACATGCCAAGACTTTGAAGATGTGTGTTGCTATGCAGGAGTAGAACCTAATACAATAAGAAAGTTTGCTTCTAATGTTATTAACTCAGAGGATTTAACAGATGTCAGAAGAAGATTCCATACTCTCCTTTAAGCCTTTAGATAAACAAGTAGGGGGTGATCATTATAAAACATGTGGCATACAGCCAGTAGAATATATCTATGCTAATAAGCTTGACTACTTTGAAGGTAACGTGGTAAAATATATAACTAGGCATAGAACCAAGGGTCAAGGTAAGAAAGATATTGAGAAAGCTATTCACTATGCACAACTAATCTTAGAATTAGAATACGAAGGAAAATAATAATGGAAAACGAAACACACTATGGAATGACACTCCCCATTTCAGAAGAGATTGATAAAGTTAAGTACAGACAAAGCGGTGAAGATTTTTACAGTAAGGTTGTACGTATAGCTGAGTCCCTTAAGGATACACCTGAGCATTTTGAGAACTTTAAGGATGCTCTTAGGCATCTGAGGTTCTTACCTGCTGGTAGGGTACAGAATGCTATGGGTGCTGCAAGACAGACGACTGCATACAATTGTTTTGTTAGCGGTGTGATCGAAGATAACATGGACTCTATCATGGGTAGAGCTACTGATGCTGCTGAGACTATGCGTAGAGGTGGTGGTATTGGTTATGATTTCTCACGGCTACGTCCTAGAGGTGATAAGATTAAGTCATTAGATTCTAGGGCATCAGGTGCAGTAAGCTTCATGCAGATCTATGATGCAGTATGTCAGACCATTGCATCAAGCGGTCACCGTAGAGGCGCACAGATGGGTGTGCTACGTATAGATCATCCAGACATTGAGCAGTTTATTACAGCTAAGAATAATGGTACAGCCCTCAGTGGTTTCAATATCTCAGTAGGTGTTACCGATGAGTTCATGCAGTGTCTAAAAGAAAAGAGATCATTCCCCTTACAGTTTGAAGGTAAGGTACATGAAGAAGTAGATCCTGTAGCTCTATGGGATATGATCATGCGCTCTACTTGGGATTGGGCAGAGCCTGGGGTATTGTTCATAGATACTATCAACAAGATGAACAACCTATACTACTGTGAGACTATTGAAGCAACTAATCCCTGTGGTGAGCAACCTCTTCCCCCCTTCGGTGCTTGTCTATTAGGTAGCTTTAACCTTACTAAGTATATAGATGCAGGAGAGTTTGACTTCAGCTTATTTACTAGTGACATACACAATGTAGTCAGGGCTATGGATAATGTTATTGATAGGACTATCTATCCTCTTCCTGAGCAAGAGAAAGAAGCTAAGAAGAAACGTAGAATGGGATTAGGTATTACTGGTCTTGCTAATGCAGGTGAGATGTGTGGTATGCCTTATGCTTCTCCAGAGTTTATGAAGTTTACTACTAAAGTTCTTAAGATACTAAGAGATTATTCTTATGCTGCAAGTTCTATCTTAGCACAAGAGAAAGGAAGCTTCCCTTGTTATGATAAAGAAAAGTATACATCAGGAGAGTTCTTTAAAACTCTATCACCTTGGGTTCAAGATCAGATCAAAGAGTTTGGCATACGTAACTCTCACCTAACTTCTATTGCACCTACTGGTACGATTAGCTTGACTGCTGACAACGTAAGCTCTGGCATTGAACCGCCATTCAGCCTGTACTATGACAGAACTATTCAAGAGTTCGATGGTCATCAGATACAACGTGTAGAAGACTATGCTTACATGCATGGTGTTACAGGTAGAACAGCTAATGAGATCAGTGCTGAAGAACATCTCGCAGTCCTTGCTCTTACATCTAAGTACATTGATAGTGCTGTATCTAAGACTTGTAATGTAGGAGACAATGTAACTTACGAAGAGTTCAAGGAGTT